GAAGGTTGACACTGTGCCGAAGCCTCGTGAAATGATTCTACGGGGATCTAACGTTGAGCAGATACGAAAAGCTGCTGCTAAGATGAAGATTGAGATCACACACGACACTGCACGAGCCAGAACTCGCAAACACACTGAAGAGGGAAGAAAGCGCATAGCAGAAGCTAAAATGGGCGACAAGCATCCCGCAAGAATTAATGGTAGATCACAAGAGTTCCGTGACAAAGTATCGAAGACAATGGCTGGTACTCGCAGGGGAGAAAATAATCCCATGTATGGTCACAAGCATCGAGACTCTACTAGACAAAAAATGTCAGAGAAAAGAAGAGCCAGGGGCAAGTATAAATGGATATGCTCGCCCGATGGCCCAACTAAAATACCAGAACATGAACCTGTGCCTGATGGATATCAACTTGGTATGTTTTACGATCCCTACAAACCAGATGATCTACAATAAATTCTAAGAGTTAGACCTCAAAATAAATTCTCTGTATTTCTTATCAGACAACCACTTCGTCTGCGGTCGACTTTTCTTTCTTGGCACGAGGCTTTTTAGTAGTAGTCTTAGCCGTTTTCTTTTTGGTACTTTTTCGAGGCGGTTTATTATACTCCTCTATACCAAGAATAGGCAGACACTTCTCTAGTTTAGGATAGAGTTTCAATAGTTCTCCATCTTTTACCGCAGTAAGGATCTTTGCTTCTTCTACTTGAATAGCTTCTAAGATATTAATCCACTGCTGCTCACGTTTCCAATCAGGTAGATTATTCATGTTGCTTTTGGGATCAATAAACTGCTTAACTCTTCTCCATTCGAGCATGAGTGTAGTTTCTCCCATGCCTTCAGGAATATCGTCTAGAATTTTAGCTGTCTCTGGCATACCTTCTGGAAGTCTCCAGTCAGCTTTTTCTGCGCCTACGCCTAGCCTAATCAAAGGCACAACTGTTTGATTCTTAGATGCCCATGTTTTTAAGCGTTGCACCTGTTCATCTGGCTTTGCAGCTTCGAATACCCATTTGAAGCCTTCGTTTACTTGTCTAAAATTACTCTGCATCTTCTAACTCCCATTCAACATCATAGCCACCTTTGCGATCTGTCCACAGATCATCTTCACGGTCGTAATCAAAGTCACACATGAAGCCCCAGAACAGATCAGACTCTTCGTTACAATTCTCTGTAAAAGATTCCATACTGCCAAAGATTTCTATGATGGCGTCTTCTGGAACATCATACGTCAATGTGCTAGTCATTTGGTGATATTCTTTTTTCGTAACAATCATATTAAAAGTCTCCTATCACTTCAATCATTCCTTTCATCTTGTGCTTTATAAAATAATTTAGCAGTTGACTACGGTCACCGCCTTGCTGTTTTTCATAACTACTTATAATCTCATTTTTGATGTCTTGTGGAGTCTTTGATAAGTCAACGAGCATTTGATTGCGATTATATCCATGCGACATATCAGAAGTGATCCACTTTTCTGGCGGAGTAACTTTCCACTCTGCAAGAAGATTTTTACGAATAGACTTCTGTCGAATGCCTTCAACAAAACAGTTATCAGGAGACAGCATGTTAGGCACACCGTCACCCTTATCACCAGTAATTATATGCTCCATCAAAACAGAAGAAGCAGGTTCTTTGATCTTGATCCACTTCTTTTGTGAAGGAGAATACTGCTTTACATTGCTCCACTTTTGCAACTGATTAAAGTCATGGTCGCCTGACAGTACGAGAAAGGGAATCTGTGAGCCTTCATCAAACAAGCCACCACCTTCTCCTGCTGTCTGTGAGTATTCAGCGAGAGCACCTATCACATCATCAGCTTCTGCCCCATCGACATCAATCACAGGATAAGGAAAGAACTCGTCTAGCTCATTGCGAATACAGTGTAACGCTTCGAAAATTGCAGACCAATCATAATCACTGTCCTCTCTTGACTTCTTGCGACCTGCTTTATAATATGGAAATATATCTCTGCGCCAATACCTACGATTATCGCATGCAATAACTACTTCATCACCGAACTCATCAGAAAATTTATTCTTGTAAGAACGAATTGTGTTTAGTATCATGTGTCGTAAAAGAGGCACGTTTACTTCTATATCTTTATTACCACGACCACCCATTTCGCCCATAAAAGCTGCGATCGCTACTTGATTATAATCTATTACCATCATATTAAATGATCCTCACGATAACCATTGTAGGCTGTAGTCGCTTCTTCACTGCGAGTTTCTTGCCACGAATAGTATCAACAAATTTGTGCAGTCCGTTCTTACGTGCTGCCATGAATGCAGGCACTTGATCATTAGGCTTACGCATTGTCTTTTCATAGGACTTTGCATCAGAATAATTATCAATAGTAGTACCTTTGACACTGAGCGTACCTTCATACTCTGAAGCATACACGCCTATCTTTTTGCGAGCAGTGTCATACACCCACACTTCACTTGCGCCTATAATGTCTACAGGGTCAAGCGACTTCAACTTAAGCTCAGGATATTCCTTGAGATACTTAAGGCGACGGACTAGCTTGTTCTTGTCAGTAGGCTTCTTGCGGCGAATACGAACAATCTTCTTTGACTGTTTAGTTTCGAGCAAGCCTGTCTGTAGGTCTTTGTAGAACTCAATCAGTTTCTTGAGTAGCGACTGCTTGAGGTGCTTGTAACCCTCAATCAATTGCTTGTCCCATTCACCTAAGTTATCCATGTTGCGAAGTGCTAAAAGCTCACGCCACTCTAGTGACAACTCATCGAGTTTAGTGTAAGCCGTAGATATCTCTGCTGCATTGAGTTTGTAACTCTCAACAAAAGATTCTACCTTGACTGTACCACCTTGTACGATTGTAGCCTGTGCATCTTCTACACCATCGAGAAAGTTATCGAGGTTCTTTCGGATAGCTACTACCTTAGGCGCTTCTTCTTTCTCAGTCACATACGCCTTACCTTTCTGAACCATATCATCTTTGATCTTGAACAGGTAATCAATGTGCGTCTGAGGCATGTAACCTAGCTTAGACCAGATGTAACCATACTTAGCGATAGAATAGAATGTGGAGTCAGGCAACTTTAGAATGTCAGCTACATCTGCTGCATCATAGTTTGCCTTCATCCACTTCTTGATGTGAGGTACACCGCTCTTGTCAGCAACTTCGTAGTGAGTGAAGTATTCACAATCACTGAATGCCTTAGAGCGGTCCTCTTCGGATGTGTACTCCTTGTATTCTCGCCATTTAGGTTCTGGGAGAACATAAGTACTGCGTTGTCGTTTTGCCATTAAAGGACTCCTTATTTACATTACAATAGTAATTATAACACCAAGGAGTCACTGTGTCAAGCACTTCCATACGGATTTTCGGGATTATTGAAGATTTTTTGCATGGTAGAGGGTTTATTTTCGGATATTCCACAATTCAACCAGCAAGTGACGCATGATTTCTTCTCCCATTTGCCATAAACATCGGAAAAAGGATCAGATTCTAGTATCTCACGGAGGCTATGTTTCTTTAGTGATATTTTTTTATCCTTAAATATGTCTAACATCTGTGCTCGTTGTATCTGTTGGTTTTCTCTCTGATACAAAGAAAGATGTCCAAAGTGACAGCAAGGATAAACATCTCCCCATGAGGTCACACGAATTTCAGTAGAGTCTTGACCATTTCTCATGGAGAAACATTTAGTTTCTCCTTTAGCAAAAAAATATTTACTCTCTACTTGATTCTTTATATTTTCATAGTCAAAATCTGATGCTAATTTTCCATTGAGTACTGGATAATTATTTTTTATCTGTGACTCGTCTGTAGGATGTATCTCATATAAAACTATTTGATTCTTGTCTCTGACTTTCATTGGACCACGCTCAAACCCCTGCGGAGTTTTAAATGTTATGTCAGAGAATCCCATAGAGTCTGAAAGATTTTTCATGTCTTCCAGTTGATGTTCATTATACTTAAACACCAAAGCATCCCATGTAGCAACTGCGCCTGTACTCAAATAGGCTTTGGCATTAGCAATTACCTTTTCCCATTTAACATTTCTTCTGTAAATGTGATTGGTATCTTCTAAGCCGTCTATTGAAAAAATAACCTTTCTTTCTGGGAAGCCAGAGAAAACTTCTCCTAATTCTTTCCAAAACGAGGGAGATTTCATACCGCCATTGGTATTTACTTGAACACTTGCATTTGGATTACATTCGAATGTGTATCGAAAAATTTCAATTAGATCAGGATTAGTGCCAGCATCGCCATAATCACCAGAGTAAGTCCATTGCAAAATGTTTTTAGCAAAGTCTCTGGGAAACCATTCTTTGAATTGTTCAAGAGTCACATATTGAGGAGTGAGTTCTTTGTTAAGAACAGGTGACATATTTTCATATCTAGGACACCAAGCACAAATGGAATTGCACAGACTAGATATTTCTATGTTCACCTGCCTTACACTATCGTACTCCCACATCTAATAGTTCTCTATTAATTCGAGGAGCGGACATACTCATTTTGTACTTTAAAGTCAATCACTTTATCAAACTTGACAGTGCGCCAACCTTGCTTTTCTGTGTCAAACACAGTGAGAACGCCAGCCGGCTTGCTTTTACTTGTACCTTTAGTTTCTGGAACAATAGATTCTTGTAGTGTACATTGCATGTCACGAACAGTTCCGTCCGTCTTTTCAAATTGTACGTGGCACTCATAGCGTGTTAGATAGTCTACCACTTTGCCTTGCCATGCTTCGTTATTTCTTTCAGGGTGAAAATTCATAATTACTTTCCTTTCTTATCAATTAGCCATTCAAGTTTTTTGCGAACTCTTCTATCGAGCCGCTGTACATGTTGCATATCGTCTTCGGTGATTTCTACAGAGTCGTCTTGAGAAACTTCTTGTTCTTCACAAAAGTCTTCAGTTGCTATACCGAAGTCTTCGCCATCTGGTTCTACATCTTTTTCAGATATAAAAGTGATAGTCTCACCTCGTCTTTCTTTTAAACTCATGTTTGCCGCAACAACAAGCAAGATAGCTAACGGGTCAAACACAAGTATTAATAATATTATAACAAATCTGACAGTCTTGTCAAGTGTTTCTTTGTCTGTATCGCCATATATCATTTCGGCGACATATAATAGAGGTCCTACTTCTACCTCAATGAGAAGTTGTTCTGTTTCTAGTACTAGTTTCTCTTCGGATAAATCATCAATGGAGGCTATGGCACTGTCAATGGAGGAGTTGAGTTGATCTCTTTCATCTGACTGCCGTTCTCTTGTCGCAATAGCACCATCATCTCCTCTGATTCTATCATAGTCTATCAGAGTTTGCACTGTAGTGTCAAGTTGTGCTAGTACTGTCTCTGCGTCTGCTATACGCCTCTGCTCTGTTTCAATGCGCCTGTCGAGTCTAGCAATCTGTAAACTATTGTCGCCGGTAGACACACTGTGTTCAAGGTGTGCTTTACTGAGAAAGCCAAAGATGCCCATCGATGTGATAATGGACAAAATAATGACAGCAATCGTAAAGTATGACTTCATTGCGAGTGCTGTTTTGTTCCAGTATCGATAAAGCCAAGAAGCTGTGACGAGTTTAGCTACCTCTAAGACAACTCCCATAGCCACAATGGGAGCAAAAACTGCGGGGAATATTGCTGTCAATCCCACGATTGAAAAATAACCAGCAACTGCTGATACAGCAAGTGCTGAGAATGCAAGAAGTGCTATAAAGAACATTTTGGTGTCCACTCTATGGGCTCAAAATCAGCCAACGGTTCCTTGTTGAGACGAATATTGAGCATGGAATTTAAACACTTGGGATCGTGTCGTTGTTGCCACTGTAGGAGAAACTCTTGCATTTTAGCCCACGACTTTTTGTCGAACTCTGCAATAGTTTCTTTCTCAAGCTGTCCTTCGTATTCAAGGACATACCTAGAACTACCATAGTATTTTTCATACAGTTTTTGCGTCTTGCCTGAGTAGCCTATGTAATATGTGCCGTCAGGAAAGTATGTGCAATAAACTCGGTGAACCTGTTTTTCTTTAGGTTTCTTTTTCTTTCTCGCTACCATCAAGTGTTTCCTCATCATCAGAAACACTATTTATAAAGTCTTCGGCAGTCGTGAATTTTAGATCGGTGTCGTTCTTCTTACCAAAAATTGCATCCCAATTGTCGGCGAACTTTTTATCGTCAGCACCCTTACGGCGTCCTGACCCCTTGCCCCCATGCCATTTTGTCATTACCAGTCTTCCTCTATTTCATCTTCGTCTATGAAGTCATCTAATGATGCTTCGATTTCCAACTCTGTACCACAAAAAGAACAAAAGGTAACTACATAGTGTCTATCTGACATATCGTGCTTCACTTTATATTCAGCTTCGCAAGCCTCGCATTCTATAGTTTTTTTGATTATGATACTTGTCATTTTTATACCTTTACTAATACTACTGTTTTATATTCTTGATCGCCTTCATCTATATATGTTTTATAACCAATTTGCTCACAAACATCAACCAAAGTAGATCTGGACACATATGAAATGCTTCTGCTTATAAATTCTCTATTGTTCATTGTTAATTTTTGATGTTCTTTAAATAAATTATCATTAATATTCAAAATATCAGCGTCTCGAAAAGAAAATATAACTTGACCTGCTGTTGGTAACAATTCATAAAATTCTTTTAAGTAATATGCAATTTCTGATATATTGAAATGACAAAAAACTGAATTTGATACTATCTTATTGATACCTTTATCATACATTTCAGAAATATCATTTCTTTTTATATGCAAACAGGAAATATTATCAATTTCTGCGGTATTTTCTGTACACTTGTCAAGAAAAGATTTACTAACATCAAAACAATATACTTTTTTGGCAGATTTTGCTAGACTTTTCGCACCAAAGCCAAATCCACTTCCAAAATCAGCTACGATGTCTGTTTTAAATAGCGTAGAAGTATAAGATAGCTCGTATAATTTTTCTATTCTGGATTCCAATGATTTCAGTGATTCTTCTCTGTTTCCTCCAGCAAGCTCAACAAGTCTTTCTGTTGTTAATCCTTCCCATCCATTATCTAAATTTGACATACTTCGATTCCTGCTTGTTCTAAAAACTTGTCGCCGCTTCCCTTTGAAGCGTTGTACTCATTTATATAGTACACCTCTTTGATGCCTGCCTGATAGATAAGTTTAGCACACTCGATACAGGGAAAGTGCGTGACAAACACAGAAGCTCCATCGCTTGATTCAGTAGACTTACACAGTTTCATCAAAGCGTTGGCTTCTGCGTGGAGTGTCTCTGGCTTAGTGGTGAGAAACTTTACATCACCGTTAGGCCACTTGATAACATCTTCACACGCATTGTCCCAGCCCGAAGGCGTGCCATTGTAACCGACAGACAGAATACGATTGTCTTTTACAATGACACATCCTACTTGCAGTTTCAGTGCTGTGGATAGCTTTGCTGTTTCATCAGCAATTCTAGCGTAGTACTGTAACCATTTTACGCCCAAACGTCACCCCAATCGCCTGTGAGAGCGCCTCTAGCGTAATCAGTAGCACGGTTCTCGAAAAAATTCGTGTGTGTAGGTGCATTGATCATTTCTTCAACCCACGGCAGAGGATTCTTCTTCACTTTGAAGATGCCCTTCAGTCCTAGGCTGATCAGTCTACGGTCACAGATGTAGCGAATGTACTTCTTCACTTCTTCTGATGTCAGGCCTTCCATTGCACCCATTGCAAAAGCTAGATCGATAAACTTGTCTTCAAGCTCTACCATCTTCTCTGCAATCGTGTAAATCTTGCCTTTGAGACTGTCGTTCCACAGTTCAATGTTTTCGTTTACATACTCACGGAACAGTTTGATCATAGACTCGGCATGCATTGTTTCATCAACAATTGACCAAGTAACAATCTGACCCATGCCTTTCATCTTGCCATGGCGTGGGAAGTTAAGTAGCATGATGAAAGACGAGAACAATTGCATGCCTTCAGTGAATGCTGAGAAGGCTGCAATGTTTGTTGCTATCGTCTTTTGATCTTGCGTCTCCATTGAAAGTTCTTGCAGATAGTCATGCTTGTCTTTCATCGCTTCGTATTCTAGGAACTCATTGTAAGTAGACTCAGGCATACCGAGTGTTTCAATGAGATGTGAATACGCAGCAACGTGTAATGCTTCTCGTGCAGCAAAGCCAGCAAGCATCATGCGAACTTCTGGTTGAGGGAAGTTAGGAAGGTAGTTATTAATATAACCACCCGCCACATCGATATCTCCCTGTGTGAAGAAACGAAAGATGTTAGTTAGAAAAGCCTTTTCAGAATCATTGAGCTTTGATTTCCAATCCTTTACGTCTTCATTCATCGGCACTTCTGTATGCAGCCAATGACTCTGTTCGTGCTTGAGCCACGCATCATATGCCCATGCGTAGTTGAAAGGTTTGAAATAACTTCTTTCGTCCGTCAGTTTTAGTTTTGTCGCCATTTATTCTGCTCTTATCTTATCTAGTTTATCGAAAAGTTGTGTTTTATATGATTCATCAAACAAATGATATAATACTATCTGTCTTGTACCCTTTATAATGCAGGTACCATATTTCTGCATAGGCTGAGTTCTAAGGCCATAATCTTTATAATGTCGTGGCTTACATACCCTACCATGTATTAATTGTGTATCATAATAATAATTAGGATATCTACTTGGTTGAGTAATTCTAACAATTTTGTCTGCAAGTGTTGAATTATATTCTTCAAGACTTATTATACCACCAATATAGCCTTCTGTCAACGCTTTATCTGCTATAAGTGAACCTAATTGATTTGATGTGGTCATTCTGTCTCTGCCTAATCTTTTGGCATGAGAAGGAATGCTGTATACTCTGGATTGGACATACATGTTGGGATCTTCATCAAAAGGATAGTAACCATGTCCTGCGACTATTTTACCATTCTCACGATAGATATAATAACCAGCTCTGTCATCATATCTTTTTTCTTTATAGATGCAATATAATAAAGAGTTGGGACAATTTTCCCAGTTATCAATCCTCATGTTTATTGCTGCTGGTCTTTCATCATTTTTTGCTTCTTCGCAAAACGGCAGCAATTTTTCAATAGGATATCTACTTGTTACTCTCTCAACTATTCTCTCTATCATTTAGTGACGTCCAATAGATATTTTCTCACTTTGGCAGTGTATTTATCATTATAATATTCTAAAAGTTCTTCATAGTTCGTTATAGTATTTTCTGGACGTCTAGGACTTTTTTTATCTTTCCACACTGAAGAGTCTTTGTATGGCATATTATATTTTTTAGCAAATTCAATTATACCCATTTCAATTAAGTCTTCATAAAACACAATAAAACTATTTTTCCATTTGTCTTGTCCTACTTGACTCGCTTGAAAAATTCCAGTAGTCATTAGAAGGGTTATCATAGAATCAAATTGATCTAGATCCACGTGAAATGACAGCGGTCTGGTGTTATATTGTCTAGCATTAAATTCGTTTGTCTTGACTGAGATCAAACCACTACAAGTCTGCTGAAATACATCTTTTCGTAGACTCACACACAGAGAAGAATCTCCATCTGGTTTAAGAGAAATCATTCCATGATCATGAACAACAACTGGATGATTCTTGCTCTTCTCTATTATACTAGAATTATCTTCTTTGGTATTTCTTTCACACTTCTCATAGCCCATATCAACTAAATGATGGGCTATGAGATTTGATCCAGTTCTACCAGGAGTTGCTATTACCCAGTTCATTATCCCTCACATGACAAACATTCGTCATTGTTCACTAGTGCTGTCATATCAATCTCTTTGATGATTTGACGTTCAATGCGATTAGATACTTTGTCCGCTTTGCCTAGTTTCTCTGAACGGCAATAGTAAAGTGTCTTCAAGCCTTGCTTCCATGCCATGTAGTGAATAGCATGCAGATACTTGATGTTAGAGTCAGGACGGAAGAATGTATTGAGTGACTGTGCCTGATCAATAAACTCTTGTCTGTCAGCAGCGTGTTCAATAACCCAACGCTGATCAATCTCCATTGAGGTCTTGAATACATCTTTCTCCCACTCGTCTAGGAATGTGAGATGCTGCACCGAGCCGTCATTGGAAATTATTGATGACCAGATTTCGTCTTCTGCCTGTTTCGTCTTTCCAGTTTCAATCTTATCTTTAATAACGTCCACAAGATACTTATTTTTATTGAGAAACGCTCCAGAAAGAGTATCTTGCCTGTAAGCATTCGCCCTAAACGGCTCAATAGATGGGCTAGTGTTACCCATGATAATAGAAGAGGACGCATTAGGAGCAATAGCCATGACATGACTAAACCGTCTTCCTGTACCCTTTGCGTCAGGTGCTTCACCTCTAGCCTCACCGAGTTCAATATTCGCTTCATCAAGTTTACTCCTGATGTGTTTAAACATTCGTAAGTTAGCACCCTTAGCCATTGCGCTTTCCCATGGCAGGTTGCTCTTTTGCAAGTAGGCGTGAAAACCTAATGCACCAATACCAATACTTCTCTCACGAGTTGCAGAGAACTTAGCTCGTGCTACTTCGTCAGGCGCATTGTCAATAAAGAACTGAAGGACATTATCAAGCATCTCTGCCATGTCTTTCAGGAACAGTGGGTTCTTGCTCCACGAATCGTAGTGCTCAAGATTCACTGATGACAAACAGCACACTGCTGTTCGATCTTTGTTTGTAGGCAGAATGATTTCTGAACACAGATTAGACTGATGAATCTTTAGACCTAAGTCCTTCTGAAATTGTGGCATCATTCTGTTGCTAGTGTCAACAAAGTGAATGTAAGGCTCGCCTGTTTCCATACGAAGCTCAAGCACTTTCTGCCACAGTTTTCTAGCAGATACAGTTTCACGAATCTCACCTGAGTGCGGATCAATGAGATTCCAGCCGTCATCAGAATCTGGATCTGTCATGCTGCGTTCAATCAGCTCCATGAAACGGTCAGAGATGTTGATGCCGTGATGCAGATTCAAACAACGAACATTCGGATCACCTGTCGGCTTTCGCATCTCAAGATACATCATCACATCTGGGTGAGATATGTCCAGATAAGTAGCATAAGAGCCACGTCTAGTCCTGCCTTGGCGATATGCGAGGCACGATGCATCGTAAGTCTTGAGATGAGGCATAACACCAACAGACTTATCATCAGAGGAACGGATGCCAAAACCAATCCCAACACCACCGCCAAGCATACTAAGCCAATTTGTTTCAGAAAGGTTTTCAACGAGACCCTCCGCCGTGTCATTGATATAGTTTAGAAAGCATGAGATAGGCATGCCTTTCTTTGAACGACCAAAAGAGAGAATAGGAGTAGAATAGGAAAGCCAATGCTTGCTACTGTAATCATACAATCTCTGTGCGTGTTCTGGATTGCTTGCGAATTTGCTGCTCACATGTGCGAATCTTTCTTGAGGAGATTCTTCGTCCTCTCGCATGTAACTTTCTCTCAAACGAGCAAGACCTAGCTTGTCAAACAGTGCGTCTCGTCCGTAGTCAATCTGTATTCCCATGTATTCTTTCTTCGCCATCTATAGTTCCTCTACTGCCTTTGCAACGTCAGGGAAATGATGCTTGATAACTTCCCAACATTGATCGGCTATTTCTATATGTTCTTTTTGTGTGCCGTTTGCCATTCTTAGTTTGCAGTAATGTACCCACGACCTAAGAGTGCCTGACATATAAAGTGTTGTTTCAGTATTACCTTCTGGTAGTACTGCTCTTGCTTGTTCTTTTGCTATTCCGTTTTCTAGCGCCCACTGGTAGGCATCGTTCGCTGCATTGATGACTGTTTTTTGGGCCATGTTCCAACTCTCTGCCAGTTCACGGTCTTCTGTTTCAATGCTGTTCTGACGATTCTTTTCGTCTTGAAGACGACATTCCCTCGTTTCGAAGTTCGTTGACTCTGCATATCTTTGTGAGAATTCCTGAAAACTAAAGCTACGGTGTCTAATAATCTGCCTAGAGATGTCACGAGTAGTCGTAATCTCCATTGTGACAGAAACCATCTCAAATGGGCTCCAATGTTCATGTTTTATGAGGTATCCGAGCAGTTTTGATGCAGTTTTGGGGTTGTTTTGGTTACCCGGGTTACTTACTCTCGCTGCATACGCAATTAGTTCGTTTGCAGTATGGCACCCTGTTGATGCTGAGGGTTGTGTCATACCTACTAGTGATGCACTCATTAACATTTTCTCCATGCTGTAAATTCAAGTTCGGCTTCAAGCCCTTCATATGTATTATTATCTATAATATACTGAATGTCGTCTTTTGTCAAGCCGGACATGATCATTTCGTTAATATCTTTCTCTTCAATATCAGATGGCCATAGACAAACTTTGTTTCCTGCCTTAATCTGTTTGTGTATCAGACTGCATATTTCTTTGTTGCGAGGCTGATTGTCAAATATCACAGTAAAATGAGTTAGACCAATTTTATCTATTTTTTGAAATGAAGATCCTGCTGCTGCGATAGAATTTTCAAGAAACAGACTGTCAATAGGACCCTCTACAATATACACTTCTTTACTTCTATCTATAACGTCTAGCCCGAAGATTGTAGGATCTTCTTCTTTGATCTTGAGCACAATGTATCTAAGATTTTCGCCACGAATGCCTCGTAATGTCAAACCAGAAAGCTGTCCGTCTTCACGGATGAAAGGGATCGCAATTCTCGGCTGCTTTATATTTAGTGCTTTTGTGTATTTCGTATTTAACTGAGACAGGTCACGAATGTCATCAACATAATAAAGTCGATTGTATTGGTCTTCGGGTATCATTCTTTGCTTTACATATTTTACTGCTTCATGATCATCAGGCAGAGTGTCCAATCTGTCCATTAGACCATCAATGATACTCAACGGTTTATGAAACTTGGGAGTGTAGTCGAATATGTCTCTAAGATCTGTTTCTTTTTTAGGTTCAGGCTGTTCATTTTTTTTGACAAATTTTTCAAGCACGTATTCTTTATACAAAATAGGATCAAGATGTTCAATAAACTTTCCTACAGTAGTACCATACTCACAGTTGTGACAACGGTAAAACATGTTGTTTTCTTTTTTGTAGAAATAACCTCGTGCTTTATTCTTTTTTTCAGCAGAGTCGCCACAAATTATGCACCGACAATTAAACAAGTAATCGTCTTTCCTTGCGAACATAGGCAAACGATTAGATATCATGTTGATGTATTTAAGGTCAATATAAAGAGACATAAAAAAGCCCACACATTTAGTATAGGCTTATTATATTACAGTAAAGATGTAATGTCAACCATTACATTGAAAAAAGACTCTTAAAAGTTACTCCATTACCAACGAGTACTGCGCCCGCTATAAATGCACCCAAGAGAATCCAACGCCAACGTTCAAGCGCCGCAAGTCTAGTCTCTAGTTTATCGTGCTTGTCTACCATATGTGACTTGAGGTCTTTGATGGCGTCTAATACTTTATCTACTTCGTTTGACATTTTCTGCTCTATCTCTCTTGTATTAGTAGTTAATCTAGAGTGTAGTTCTTTTACTTCATTGTCAAACTTACTTTCAGCATCGTCCATATCTTTTTTAAGCTCGTCTATGTGTTCTTCGCCACTATTCAAACGCTGTTCGTGAACGGCAAGAATTTGTCCAATGTTATTGGATACATCTGTAATCTTGTCTAGGGCAGTTTCAAGTTTAGTGAATAACTGTCCTATCTGACTTACATCGCTTTTGACAAGAGCTATCTCTGTTTCTAGTGATTTAACTGTTGCCATCTTTCTTCTTCTTCTTTCTGCGTACCATTGGCATCATGACAGGATCTCTGCCTGGCTCGCCTTTAGGTCCTATACCAATACCGTCTATTCCACCGCCGCCTGCAGCATTTGCTGCGACTTCTTCTCGAAAGGCTTTGAATGAAATAGTGTTATGTTCTAGTAGTGTGGATTCTTGAATCACTTTCTCATCAGTCTCGTACATGTCCAACATCGCTTCAATGTCGCTGTCGGTGTAAGAGGCTATATCTTTTTCATCATGTTCTCTTAGTATACTAAGAGCTGCTGCTACTGTCAATAGTCTCTTTGCATTTCTGTCAGGAGACTTCATCAGTGCTCGTTGAACCTTGAATACGAATCTCTGGAGCAAAGAATAAGCATCTTTCTCAGTGGGCGTTTTAGGATTCTTAATTTTCTTGCCGTCACTATTGATGATGCCGAGTTTGTAAGCATCACTCTTTTCAATAGGAGTCGCAAGAAGTCTAAGAATTCTATACGTTACGTATGCGTCTGCCATTCTAGCCATTATAGATTCCGTAATACCTTAATGAGTTCAGAGTTCAATGGTATATCTGTTTCTTTTATACCAGGAGAAACTACTGTCTCTAATGGCATTCTGTGTAAATACACTAAATATGTTTTTAGATCTGACCAATATTCTTTTTCTATTTTATAAAATAACATATCGGTCGTAGCTTCACCAAAAACATTATATAAAACTACCAAGTGATTCAAAACTAATCTTTCATTAATTTCACCTGATGTTCTATGACGATTTAGAAGTCTTTTGATGTATTTAAATCTTTTTAAATCATCTTCTAACTCTGACATTCCCATTGATCCGGGATTGTAATAATTTTTTATAGCATACAACAAAAAATTATCATTGTTCAATTGTAGCATTATATTTTCCTATGATACTGTAGCGGTACCTCCGATGAAATACCATTTGCTATTAGTATATAGAAGGGTTGCAGTCTTGCCACCTGCGTCAAGTGTTATATCTTGGGCAAGAGATGAACCTTGTAAGGTACATGTGTGGCCACCAGAGTTTGAAGTCATGATTATGATTTTTATTTGACCGTCTACTCCATCGCCTATTGTAAAGTTTCCTGCTGAATCTGGATTATTGATAAGTGTGATATTAGTAGTGGTAATAATTTCACCCACACTTGTCATTGTATTGCTGTCAGTAATAGCAATTTTATCACTAAAACTTACAGGCGTGGCCACATCGGCAAACAAGGTAGCAACAGACATTTGAGTGCTGCTGCTACCCTGAACTGCATAAAATACATCAGTTGCAGCGGCCGAAGTGGCCGCCGTGAGTTCTGAAAGTTTCGCATCTGCCATATTAAATACTCCTTAAATAAAAAGTATTTATTAGGCTGCTTCAGTGAGTGTAGCTGCGGCTGAATTCACATCATCAGCGCCAGTTGCACTAACTACACAACGATATTCGTTTCCGTCTAGACCAGTGTTGTCACTGATTGCAAGAGTAGCAGTTGTTGCATCACTGTAAACACCGCCGTCAGTGATATCACCGAAACCTGAACCGCTGTCTAGCTGCCACTGATAAGTCAGTGTGCCGCCAGTACCTGTGATAGCAGCTACAACACCAAATGTTACTGCTTCACCAGTTGCTGATTCATCGTCAGCAGGCTGTGTAGTAATGCTGATGAGGAAGTCTTCGTATTCTACGTCTTCTGCATCAGTAGTAATACCACCTTTGCTTGACATAGCAACAAGAGTTTCCGACTTCTTTCTTGATCCTACTGTAGCAGTTTTTACCCAACCGTGAGTAGCTGCACCAGTGTCTTTGTTTGCTTGAATTTCGTTTTGATCAACACCAAACAAAGTAGGATCTACTAGTTGCAAAGTATCTGCGGCATCGTCACCAACAGCAGTCAGTGAAATAGCAGTACCTGCATTAGCATTTACAAGTGAAGCTGCTAATTTGTATGTGAAGCTGTCAACACGAATGGCGTAGTAAGTAGTACCAGAAGTGAGACCGCCAATGGCAGTGCCAGCACTTGTGTAAACAAGAGCATCACCAGTCTTGAATCCGAAACCACGGACAACAATAGTGTTATTCTCAGTAGATACAATGTCTGTATCTGTGGCATCAAATACTACTTTCTTAGCAATATATTTTGGTTGTGATGCTAAAGCATCTGTTAGGCCCCATCCGGACATTATAGTTCTCCCGTTGTTTTAAATTGTTCTATAATTGTGTTAAGTTCTTTATAGGCTTCAATCTTTTCTTTGGCTGAGCCTTCTTTAATTGTTTTTCTGATAGCTGCGATTTGCTCTTGTACATCTTTCTTAGTAGGAGCCATGCCTTTCTGAGCACCTTTCTGCTTCATGTCAGCTTTTGCACGTTTCTCAGCGTCTTTAGCAGCTTGTCCGCTCTGTACTCTGTCAGCCGCTTTTCTGATCATAGCAAGTCTGTCAGGTGTAGCAGCAGGGTTGCCGTATTCATCAATCTGTTCTACTTCTTCTTTCTTCATCAAAGAAGCTCTAGCAGCAGGATTGCTCATGTTGCTTTTGCCTGAATCTTTACCAAAGCCTTTGAGCTTGATTGCTTTTTTGATTGCCTTGTCTCTAGAACCCATGTACTCGTCAGTGCCGCTTTCAACTTTGCCGTCACCGTCATGGTCTTTCTTAGCCATCTTAGCTTCTTCTAGTGCTGCATCTACAACCGCAAAGAATTCTTTCTTTTGATCAGCAGGAATGTCACGGATGTTTTCTACGCCATATTCTTCAAGAACAGCTTCGAACATAGCTTTGTAGTCTTCATTCATCTTAGTAATCTCTTCATCTAATCCTGCTTTTTCTTTTTGCTTTCGTAATTCTTTTGGAAGCATCCTGAATTTTTGACGACTTTTTACAGAAAGGCGTCTTGCTTTATTTTCGTCCTTTCTGCGCACTCGTTCTTCTTCTTCAGGATCCATATTTTCTTTCATATCATCTATCTGGTCTTTCTTTTTAAGTTTTTTGTTTTTCATTTTCTCTTCAGCTTCTGGTCCGTCAACTACCTCAACGCCATCAACCATTTTTTCATCCAAGTCCACGGTAGCTTCCTCCGTTTGATATTTTGTTTTTTGCGTGTGTAATTTGGCACGATTAAACACAGTATCATCCTTCAACATGATATCTGTCATGTTAAACATATATTTTGACAGTGTGTCTCGTTCATTGGGAGTGAGTTGCTTGCCCATGTGTAGGCTGCCCATGGCTTGCATGAGGATGGGAAGTTTGCGGCTAGGGATAAGACCCTGCCGCACCAACTGTTCTAATCGCTGTTTGTTTTGTCTTTGCATACAAGTATTTATAACAAAACAAACTTTGACTATCTTTTAATTTTATACTTTTTTGCCTTTTGTGTCTTTGCTACTGGCTTGGCTGCTTTATACTTCTTAGCTTTCTGTGCGCCGCCTTTTCTATTCTTCATGCGGCTGATTTCCATCTTACGCATTCCAGGAAGCATTCTTGTAGCTAATCTTGATACAAGAGGAGCATACATGCCAATCAGTTTTTCTAATCGTCCTTTCTCTGCTGGTGGTAGCTTTGACTTGTCTCTGCCCTTCAATAGACGCTTATAGACTGCACCACGAGCACCACGAGTTGCTCGCTTCTTCAAGCGATCTGGAGATGAACCACGCCTAAGTGCAATGCCACGAGCAACTTTGAGTTTTTGTTTGTTCTTTCTTGCAGCAAACTTTCGCTTGAGTCTGCCTTGAACAGACAGAACTTCAGTGATATTTACTTCTGGTTCTTCGTTATCTTCATCGTCAAACGCACCGTACTCAAGTGCCTTTTCGTATGTGATGTTGTCTGCTTCGTGTTCTAATTCAGCAATGTCTTGCTTTGTCAGAGCGTAGTCGCCGAGTTCAGGAGCATCTTCTGCGTTGTCTTTTTTGTATTCTGCTTTCGTTTCGTGTGCAGGACCAGACTCTTTGACATATTTGTCTTGGACATTCAATCGTCTTAGCGTTGACTGTTCTAGCGGCTTGACAGGAGCTTCTTTAGGATTCTTCTGACCAGGAGTATTGTCTTTCATGTAATCAGTGCCGGCAGGTGTTCCCCAATCCATAGCACCCATGTCTGAGTTATACTTGATGGACTCACCTAATGATCGTTCGCCGTCTCTTCTCTTTGACTTGAGATAAGCAGCAATAGCCATTGATCTACGTTTGCTAGAACTTTTGCCTTTAAACTGGGGTGCATCAGACTTCTTAAAGTCTTTGACATATGTGCCAATACTATCTTTGTCTGCACTCAACTTTTCTTCGATAGTCTTTGCTACTTTCTTTCTGACTTCAGGTGACAATTCTTTATAGTGATACAGGTCTTGACTATCAGCCGTGTGCTTCTTGCCTGTCATCACTTGACCGTTGTGAGCGTGTTGATCGCCTTTCCACTCTTTTCCGTCTTTTGTGTAGTGACCTTCTGACTTCCAAGAATGCTCTTTGCCTTCTGGTACACAGTTAGGCACAACTTTATTGCCTTTCTTCTTCATGCCTTTTTTCTTATAACCAGACCAACAAGCCTCTGCAATGCTCGACTCTAAAGATTCTGACACTGATTTCCAACCGCCGCCTGCTTTCTTATACATCTTAGCAGCCCAACCGTTAGCGTATGCAGAAGGATACACATCAAACTTTGCCTTTGCTTGTGCTTTGTACTTAGACCACAGAGCTGGCTTTGTAGGTACATTTTTCTCATGAAGATTTTCTTCATTCATACCCAAATCTTTTCTCATTTTTTTAATTTTTTCTAAGTGAGCTTTATGTGCAGCAGTACCAGAAGTCATCTTCATTCCTTGGCTATATGCTTTATAAAGATCAGCTTTTGTAGGTACATTTTTTTTGTGTAGTTCTTCCTCACGAATTTTTTCTAATTCGTCGGGATAATCTTTACTGCCTTTTTTCGCTGGCTTTTCGCCCCTGGCTCTCTTAGCTCTGATATTATCCCACAGACCACGTTTTTTCTCTTCAAGAGTCTTTTCTTCTGTGTTGACCATGATCGGTTTACCACCTTTACCTTTTCTATCTGCAACAGGATCTTTTCTGCGCTTTCTTTTAGCAGATTTTGCTCTATCGTCTTTGTCCATGCCATGCGCTCGGCTTCTTGGCATACACTTAGGCTTGCCCTCACCAGGTTCTCTAGCACACTGACCTTTAATCTCTCCGTCTGTGCCTACCCTAACCCAATCGCCTTCTTTGCCTTTGCCAAACCACTTGCGAAGGTCTTCATCTAGCATATAAGTCTTAAATGATTTCATTCAGTGTCTTCTTCATCTTTCTTTGGATTTGCATTTTCTTCGTAATACACAATGATTGCAGTTTGCGATTGTATGAATCTTCGCAATTCGCCCATGTTCAGTGCAATGTTCTCATAGTCAGGAACACTGATAGCAAAGAAGACAACATCCCCGTTGTCTTTTTCGAATCTTTCTAAAAACTCTTCTATATTTTCATCAGTGACAGCATAAAACTCAATGTCATATAGATTGACTGGCTTAGGCCTTGCTTGTATAGGTATAGTTCTATCTACATACTCTACCTGAGTGACTACTACTTCTTCCGGCTTGAACATACTGCATGCAGTAAAACTACTCAGCAGTAGCAGGAACAGGCTTGCCCGTAAGAACTTCCATTTCATCAAATAGTTTCGCTGTTGCATTGTTTACTCTTCCTTCAATGAGTCCTGGTTTTTGTAAAGTTAAAACCGTTAGATTGTGTCTTCTTAGCTTGCCAGCTAATTCGTCAGAATATTCTTCAGCTTCATTTAGCTGCGTTCTCAATTCTTGATTAGACTTTTCAAATTGTGCTGCATCTGCTTGCAATTTGCCAATAGTTTCTTTACTGGTTTCTGCGGCAATTGCTAACTTGGCATTATTGCTTCTTAGAGTGGCTATTGTAGCTTGAGTGTCGTTGTAATACCAATAGCCTATTCCGCCAAAAGTGAGCAACATTACTATAAGTATTTTAGCCATTAGCAGTTCCACCTACGTAGTGACATTGCTTTACGAGTTGGACGACCCTTCTCGTCTTTCATGGGACCTTTCATTCCTCCCATTCTAGCACAAAATGATTTTCGTCTGGCTGCAGCCTTGCCGCCTTTCTTTAATTTACTAGGAGGAGTTGTGACTGCGGTTTTAACGCCGGCTGCTTTAGCACCCTTGCGTGTCATTCCAGCACCAGACTCAGTGGATCTATAGTGTCCTTTTGAATCTTCGCCCCTTGCTTCTTCTAAAAATTCTTTGAATGATTTCATTATTCTGTATCCGAAAAAAATCTTGCTTGATAGTCTGTCAAGTTAGCATCATATGCTGCTTGAATTTCTGCATAGTTAGTAACGTAATCGACTGCTTTTAAATTACTGATAGTGTGTGTATCATGCACATCTGCATCGTCTTTAAAATCTCTGCCTAATTTTTCTTGTACCGTTGCAAAAGAGTCTTCCATGTAAATAACAACAGGAGTACCACCTAATGCTGTTACCTTTTCTATGAATGCATTTTCTCCTGCAATGTGCGCTTCTATTAAAGTATTAACATCTTCTTGAGAAGCCTCAAAAGGAGCAAATCCTTCTTTTTGTTTAGCAACAGAAGCAGGGTGGTATACGTTACTTTCTTGAGCAACAAGTTTACTAAGTGCTGCATCTACTTTTCTTTTTCTAGAAGAGAGAACAAATGTCCAATCTGAAGAAGATGAAGGCAAACAATTATGACTATGGCTATGCACGGCAACTGAATTTTCCCAATTGTCTAGAGCATCAGAATCATGTTCTTCGTTTGGTTGACCGCCACGCATAAGAGTGCATACATTGCTGTCGAAAGGAATAGCAAAGTGTGCAGAATCTTCAACTTCATCTTTTATAGCTGTAGTGAGTGGAACAAAAATTCTTTTACTTCCTGTTCTTCCTATAGGTGAATATATATAATATTTCATTATTTTTTCCTAGGAGTCCTTTTTGTTTTAGCAGGTTTGAGTGCATCAACTTCTGCTTGCAAATCTTTAATCGCCTGTAGTAGTTCTGTAGCACCACCCTTCTCAACAGGAGGGTGTGACCATGATTCTAATTGAGCTATGCGTTCTGCAAGAAGTGGATAATCTGATTTCCACTTAGCTTCTTTCTTTGCTATATTTATATCATACTTAACTGAAAGATATTCCATGAAAGCATCTAGCTTCTTCTGAAACCAGATTCCCATGCGTGTAGAGAGAAACCATTTACCAAAGGCAGAACCAAACACACCGCTGATTGCTGCCCTGATTAATAGTAAATACACTAGTAAAGTTCGTCTCTCGGTACAATAGATGCGTAACCAAACAGGTCAACAGCTTTCCATGCACACCATTGCTTAAGACCAGAAACGTGCTCACTTAAAGTCATAGCTTCTTTGAATACCTTATCTGCTGCTTTTTTAGCTTCTTTTACAAGAACTTCGTCTTGTTCTGCGCCGAATTCTGCACGATAGCCTCTGATACACCAGTATAGGTAATCATGTACAACACCTGCACGAGCTACATCAAAAGGAGCAATGAACCACCAGATGCCACGAGGAACAGACGCTAAGTCAGTCTTGAATCCTTTGGGTACAGTAATCTTCATGTTCTTGTTTATCTTAGCACCTACTGCTTTGAGTGCAGCGGCTTCAGTTTCATTCAAAACGTCTGAGTCAAACGCTAAAGACAAATCAAGAGTCCAAGTTCTTGGGGGTTGAAAGTCTGCGTCTAGTAGTCTATTAAATTTTGCCATTATTATTCTCCAATTATTATCTATCTAAACTTGCTAAGTTTTCTAATCTAACCATTAATCTTTCAGCACGATTGGTTACTTGATCGTACCAACGACTGTCTCTGCCTTCCTTCGCAGCTTCGTTCCAATCACCTGCTTCAATTGCAGCGTTGAATTTCTTAAAACCACTGAGACGAGGACGTCCCATGTTAAACATCATATTAACCAGGATCTGCTGGACTTCATCTGGTAAACTTCCAAATGTCCCTTCTCCGTATAGAACTCCACACTCTCCGATGGCAATGTCAAGGTCTCTGTCGAAACATTCTCTGACTCTTTCTTCGTCAACTGGTGTTCCAACTGGTTTTCCGAATTCCTCGTCACTTTCGAGGATAAGATGACCGACTCCAAAGGTGGGTAAACCGAGGTGGTCGTTGTAAATTTCATATTTGACACCCTCGTCTCTTTTAAGCTGTTCGTATACTGCTTCTCTGTTCATTTAAGAATGCTCCAAATGATAATCTAGTTTGTCCTTCTTTCAGACTCATGCCACTACGAGTGGCATTGTATAACTTCTTAGCGTGTTCATCAGAAGCGTTCGGATGTAAGCCTGACTTGAATGATTTATAATCGTTGTTACCTGCATGAGATCGCATCTTAGTGCCGCTGACACCAGAAGTGCCTTCTGAATCAGGATCTCTGTGTCCTGCGCTCACTACCTTCAGATGTTTGAAGTGATAAGCACCATCAGGACCGTTATATTTATCAGCGAGTTTTTGAAACTCTTCTACTCTGTCTGAGCCTGCAACCATAGTCGCATGAGTGTATCCGTCTTTGTGCATCTTAGCAAGATGTGCCATAAAGTGAGGATGTTCTTTGCTAGATGCTTCTATGTTTGTGTCTGGATGTATGTGCTTCAGATAGTCTACTTTGTGATCCGAGTGTAAAGGATTCTTGTGCGGATCTTGTGAGTGACTTACAATCACCTTGTGATCTGCGCCATGCTTGTCTGCTGTTTTCATAACATGGTCTACTACTTTACTGTGTCCAGCAGTAGGAGGATTCATGCGTCCGAATGCGAATACCATGTGCTTGTCAGCCATTAGTCACCTGCCCTTGCAAAGTTTGCTGCACTGAATTCGTGTCTGTGTACAAACTTCGATGGTTTACCGTTGTGATGGACAACATAGCCTTCAGGATTTGTAGGAGCTCCTGCGATCTCGTGTCCGATTGTGTTGTGAGAATTCAATGCGTTTGTAAGCACACCTTTTGCTTTCTGTAGATGCTGCTGCATCGCAATCACGCTCTCAACGTGGTCTTTGTTCTGGTTCACATGCTTCATTGTATCGTCATGTGTCTTCGTGTGTTTTGCTTTTGCTGCATCTGTCTTGACACCTGCAACCTTCTTCTTCATTGCAGTAGAGTAATGCTTTGCAAAGCCTTCGTGTGAAGGATCAGAACCATCACGTACAGTAGCGTTCATGTATGTCTTTAGAGGAGTGACATGCTTTGATACTGCTTCGTGTGCTTCTTTAGGAGTCTTCTTGTATGCGTCAATCGCAGCGTCTAGGTGCTTCTTGTACTCTGCCTGATGTTCTTGTGTGTAAGCTACTTTAGACACATCGTGATGAATAGGCAGTTGATGTACGTCTGCGTGATCTTTCAGTTCAGGCACATGACCTTGCTTTACTTTCATATCTTCAAATTTCTTGCCTTCATAAGCTGTATGTACAGCAACACCTAGTTTTGAGTTGACAGCTTTCTGTGCGTGTTCTGAATCAGCAGGGTGATGATATGTAATCGTGTTTGTCTTGTACGATACACGATGTCCTTCGTGATTCACATCTCCAGCATGCATAATGTCTGCTTGATAGACACCCTTGCCGTCATGTACTTTTGGCAGATGCTCAAGTGCCGCAGTGAGCTTAGAAACTAGACCAGGTGCATGTCCGTGATTCTTTTGTATGTCTTCTGGTGTGTAGTTTAGCTTTGGATTCTTATTGAATACAGACTTTGAGCCAACGAAGAACTTCCCATTTTCTGGGTGTGTGCCAAAGACGACAGAAGGACTACCATCATACTTCATGGTAATCTTTGTGTCGTTCTTAGCGCCTCTGAGTTGATCGTGTACACCATTCAACGTGTGAAATGCGTGTGCAAATCCTTCTGAACCACCGTGAACTACATGGTCTTCCACATGTTCTAGGTGCTTTAGTTTGTCATCAGACGCTTCTTCAGCTAAAAATTTTGAGAATTTCATCATACTTGTATTTATAATATTTTAGAATACGAGAAGTTTATTTTTTTGGTTACAGTGTTTTTCAAGTTGTCAGGCATTTTGTGAGGTATTTTGATTGTCATTGCGTCATCATCGTATGTAGTTTTATCTACTGATTCGTCTACTATACACTTTCTGCCACCACGAACTACAGTAAATCCTAGATGGCGTTCTATCATAGATTCTTTAGTGATTTCTTTAAGTCTTAATAAAAATTCACGATCACCAGTGTGCCAACCAGTAAAGGATTCATCGTATCCGCCTGCTTGCCAGAAAATTTCTCTGTTCACTGCAAACACATTTGGATGTCCAGGCCAAGCAGAATAGACAAATGTCTTGGAAGAATACATAGAGAACTTGTAGAGTCTTTCTTTTGAAAAGTCTACTGTCTTTAGGAATGCCATTGTCTCAGGTGAGAAGTGACAATCTATATCTGAGAAAAGAATAGTGTCGCAACCGGCCAATTGCGCTATGAGATTTCTACAACCGTGACTATTGAACCCCAGATCCTCATCTACTTGCCATAGCTGAAAATCTGGTCGTTCAAAGTCTTTTACGATATCGTAAGCAGGATATTCTTGAGAGCCATCGTCTATCAGAATGATTTCTATCTGATGAGGATAATTTTTCCACAACTCAAGTTGTTTTTTGAGTAACTCTGGCTCATTGTAGTAAGTATATCCTACTGTGAACCTACAACCCTTTGATGCCATCCATCGCTTCCGTTACATCAATTTGTGTAGCATCTTCTGCTGGAAAGTCAATTGTTCCGCCATTTTGTAGCTGAAAATTTTCACCATGAGTCAATGAATTGTTATCATATAACTCAAACCCTGCATAGATTTCTTTCACATCTGTTTCTAACTTACCTTCGAGAACATGTTGAAACTTAGTTACTGCTTCTCCAACATCTTTCCACTTAGGTTCTTTCTTAAAACGTTCGATGATATATTCATTACCATCTACACATCGCCACATTGGCACATCCATGCTGCCAACATTTTTAAATACTTTAGTGCAAGCGACTAGTTTCAGATTCATTGTAAAGCTCCAGGTTGTTTTCAATTTCTGATAGATTCACATTGTATTTAGTCGCCAGAGTTTTGGCTGTATTCTGCCAGTAGCTTCTGAAAGAAGGATCAATAGCATTACGACTTGCAATCACTACTTTACCAATCTTACGTTTCACATCTTCATCTGTCATATTAAATTTCCAATCTTCAAGATACAACTTTAACACTTGGTTTTTTAGAGGCATAGATGCGCTCCCTGAGTTCAGTAGTAGAGAAACTATGCTCTCGTTTGTTGTAGTATAATTCAATACCACGCTGTTCACAGATATCTTTGCCTGTGAAATTAGTGTTGCGATACTCTTCGCCCACGATCCTTACATCTATATCTAATGTAAGCAACAAGTCTTCCAAGTCTTTTTCTGTTTGATAGACAACAATCTCATCTACATAGCTAACCGCTTTTAGTTGAAGCCATCGTTCTACTAGACTTTGAATTGGCTTGTTCTTACTGTTAGGCCTATCGATAGTAGGATCAGTTTGAAGTCCGCAAATCAGCCAGTCGCAATTCTGTGATGCTTCTTTGAGCATCGTTACATGACCTGCATGTAACAGATCAAAGGTTGAGCAAGTAAAACCATTTACGATCATTGTACAGTGCTCTCCAACAAATCTGTCTTAATTGCTAAGACTCGGTTGTCAATGAATTCATGCCATTCATCATCATCCCATGGATCATAGTCTTCTTCTTCTTCTTCGCTTAAGGTTAAGCGGCGAATCTCGACTAAATCTTCATAGTATTCTTCGTCTGAAAAAACATCACTATCATGAAATACACCACACCCTACAAAGTTGTAGGCTTCATCAGAAAACTGACAAGTGAGTTTCACATCAGGATCAAAATCTTCTAGATGATTACCAAGTTCATCAAGAAAAGGTAATACAGCAGACCATGCTGAAGTAACAAGTGCAAAGTCTTCACCGAAGTCTTCTAGATTGGCCCACTTTGCGCCAATTGTATCTATACCAACTTTGCCAGTTGCTGCCATTACAGGAAGAAACTCTGCCTCATAAAGAGACTTGTATTCACTCGAATCAATCTGATTAAAGATTCGTTCGAATTCTACCTTTGCTGCATCGTTGCCTAAGACTTCGATGTAGTTGTCAACGTGGTTTGCCATAATACCCTCCAAATAATAAAAATGGGCAGTTTCACATCATGCCCAGGATATTGGTTCTTAGCTGAATACTTTAGAACCAGCTGCTGCATAAGCTGCTGCAATCATCGCACGACTAGGACGGCCTAGACGATATGAAGTCTTGCCAGCCTTGTTTACATTAGCGTAGACAGGGTAGCCTGCTGCACGGAGTTCCTGAACACGGGCGCTTACACGCTTAACACCGAACATAGAAGACGCTTGTGCCTCAGTCAAAGATTGACCTGAACGGAGGAACTTGAGAATCTTTTCGTTCTGGTTCTTAGCTGGAGCTGCCTTTGCAGTTTTAGTAGTAGTTGTAGCCATAATTAAATCACCTTTACATTTACATTAAAATTAAACGACTTTCGGGTCGCTATCTGAGATCACTCTCAAATTCTTTAAACATGCCTACATTATACACAGTAACATGTACAATGTCAAGCATTAAAATTTCTCGATTTGATTAGTTGCGAGGTCTTTCATCTCAAGGACGACATAAGAGACCTTTGGACTCTGTGTCACTGAACCTGCCCATGTACAAGCATCGTTCCATGACATGAATCCCATGTTCTCAACAGTG